CACCCATCGGTTTTGGCAATAAGCCTTCCTTCACAAAAACTTGTGCAAGCTGTTGATTACCAAGGGTGGCGATCATCAAATAAGAAATCGACATGTCATTGTTGTCGAAGATGAAAAGCTCTCTCGGAAAATACGTGTTCAAAAAACCAACTATTGTCGCTAGAGAACTGCCAGCATTGTTCTGAATAATTTTGAGCTGTATCAACTTAGTGAAATCAGAATCGTTCAGGGAGATTGGTCCATTGAATCCATTCGCGTTCCTACTGACGCCGACATATTTACCGATAATGTCCAATTGCACACCGGTGGCAGTGCCGATGGTAAAGGCATTCTGAACCTGCAATGGAAGCTGGTCCATGATCGCTGGAGCAACCAAGACTTGAATCGTGGCGTAAGCATTCGGCTTCCCCAAGTATTGGAGAATGAGTAGATTCGCGTAATAGAGAATTAGCTCGCTAGTATTCATCAGGTTACCGTTATCGCAACGTCAAAAGTTTGTGATTGTGAGTCTGTGACTCGAATAGTGTCGGTCACGCTTCCTGTTACCCCAGGGGTGTAAATTCCAGAGGAACTTCCAATTGAACCGCCGCTATTGTTTGTCGCGAAAGAAAACGTGTAAGAACCAAACCCACCGATAGCGGTAAATGTTTGTGGTGCACCGCTCGCGGTTGCGGTGCTTGTAACAGTAACTACGAATGAAATCACGCTGGTCAATGAAATCGGTGACGTCATACTTATTGGCCTGATGATTGTGTTCGGAGACGTCACGGAGAACTGATTATATTTGTTCGTCGGGGTCAGAGTATTTGTGTATGAACCGCCTGATGTTGCTGAAAAACCTGCGCTTGTTACCAGGCTGTTTGGATCAATCTCCTGTATCAACGTCGCGAGGTCGTTGACGTTAACCTGCTGCGCAACACCCGGCTTAAATAAGACGGGAAGTTGTGAACGAATCAAAGATATATTTGGAGCGTTGACTCCGTCGAGAGAAGTGAGTGTGAATCGAATAAAAAGGTTCTGAGAAACAACGGTATCCCATACGACCACAAAAGGACTGCCGTCTACTTGTGTGATGGTGAAACTCACAGAGGTGCCCGAACCAGTAGAATATATTCCGCAGCCAGCGTTTCTTTTTGTATAGATCGCGTTAGCGATATCCGCGGCAGTCCCGCTACCGGCAACAATCACCCAAATACTGTGTCCTGGAACCCCATCAGCGTTTGTACTGCCAGTGTTGTTTTCTTCTACAAAAGCAAAAGAAAGTCCGGTGACGTTCAACAGGGCTGCATAGAGGCCTGCCAAGTATCCTTGAGAGCCAAGAGATGCGGACTTTTGTCTTCGAATCCTGAGGGCCGCATCTGACTCTTCGTTGAGCCCTATGTTTATCTGGGAGGAGGGGTTGTTGATTGACGTGACGCCAAGAACGATGGTCACCGGCACGGTAATGGTATTTGGGATGCTCAGGACTTGTCCAGGATTCGCGGCCTGGAACAAGAGCACATTCGCACCTGCTCCGCCAATTACTGCCGTGTTGACGAGTTGCCATTGTGTGCCGGCGCTATCTGAAACGGTGTAGACAGGATTCACGGTTTGGTTCAAACCGGGAAGAGTAACTCCTTGATTGGTGGTAACGGTTACGTCTGTCGTCGAAAATGTGCCTGCCTGCCTTTGTATTCCATTGATTGCGCAACGCTGGTCGAGAACCACGCCGATTGCGTTATCCGGGTCGAAGCCGTTATAGACTTGGGCAATAAGGTCTTCCACGTCCAGTATTGCCTGGATGAAGATATTAATCATCTGCCCGTCTGGGGAGTCCGGGTCGAGGTTGATGTCTGCGCCGTAAATGGACTGAAACTGCGCCGTGAAATTAGCGAGGAGCTCCGCCTGCGAGGCGATTTCCAATCCTGTGGGCGTAATCAAATTAGGCATTTATCCCCCTAGCCAACCAACGTGCCAAAGTCATAACTGAAAGTGCTCGCCAAACTAGTGCTGAGCGCAGTTTGAACCTGAAACTGTGCCTCGAAAACTCTGTTCTCGCTCAAGGAAAAAGAAAGTTGCTTCAGCCCTGTTACGTTATTGGTGTTGATGATGGTCGTCTGAATCGATAGCTGCAAACCCACTGGGTTTTTCCCACCCAAAAGGTTCCACCAATCTATTCCCGTTTGGGTCGCAAAAAAGCAGTCCCCTAGGAACATGGCCAACCTGGTTTGAATGTTTTGGCCAATTGCCAAGACTCCGGACCGGTAGTCGTTTCGACCTTTGCCGAAGAGCCAATCCCCATTACTGTCGAGTGCTCTGACTATCATTTGAGTAGGCTCGCTATCTCTGTGTTGATGCTTCCTGGCACCCCAGAAACGGGCAAAGGAGTAATTCCGGGCGTACCGGTTACGGTCATTGCATTGATGGCCGTGATGAGGTCAAAAAGCACTGTTTTCAAATTCGTCATCTCGTTCTTAATCTGAATTAACGCAGAGCCTCCATCCAGGGTCACATTGTCCGCGTCATAACTGGAAATCGCATTAAGCCCGACCAGGGCCAGTCCATCTGCCAGGCTGTGAGTCCTGGAGCTGGATACAGGTCCTGACCGGGCCCCAGCCATCCAATTATCTATCGCCCGGTCGTTAAAGAGAATAAGCGCCTGGTCGCCCTTCTGGATAGGAAAAGTGAGCGCACTGTTCCCTCCTCCCAAAACGAGCACCGGCACGTCCAGGAGCAAAGGGTAGCTTACTAGTTGCGGAACGTACTGACCGCTATTGGGGTCGGTGTAGAAATAGGTCCTCTGATAGTTAATGCTGGCCGTCACGGTTCCTGCGGCTGGGTCAAAGGACTGAATCGTGGCTATCGCATGGCAGTTGATGGACAGCATGACGTCTTTTTTGTGCAGGTCCAGCACGTCCGATAGTTCTGGGTCGTAAATGGTATTGGGAACCGGGATTGTAGGGTTCATGACCGACTCACCTTTTGGATTTCACCGAGCTTCAGACATTTCAAGGATGTGGTTGCATCACCGCAAACGGCACCAGAAATGGTTCCCCTATGATGGACGCCCAGCACCCTATAAAATCCGTTTAGATTGTCACCCTGGTTGCTGTCCAAGAGAATTTGCTGGCCACAGTTAATCAATGGCTCGAAGAGAATTTCCACGTTCAAAAACTGTTGCTCCCTTATGGGGGTGTTGAGTAGGCCGCTGGAACTGTTCAAAACAAAAATCCCGTAGTCGGCTATCACCTCGTTGTCCCCGAGCACGTTCACGACACCGTTATCGATGAATGCCTTACCGTTTGTGATTTCCTTGAGTATCGACATTGGGTTCCCTGAGTAAGGGTTTGCCCTCGTCGTGGTCCCAGGGAACGAGCCTATCGCGCCGGTCTTGACGCCGAATTGGGACATGGACTGGGCTATTTCCTGCACAATTTGTTGTTGTGGAGTGTTCTTCGGGAAGGTGATGTTAATCGTTGCGTCCGCAAAAGCCCTGGCCCCATCCAATGCGTCGATGCTTGAGATGAAAGTATTGCCCTCTCGGACGCTATAGCACTCACTGATTTGTCCGTTCAAAATCACTGGCAGAATGGGTCCTGGTCCGTAACCAGCCTGCAGGACAACTTTTCGACCGTAGTCATTGCCGCCCTGGTTCTTGAATATCCTGTTCCTGTTTATCTTGGAAAGATTGTAGACCCTGATCTTCGCGAAATTAACCCCGCCTATGACGTCCCTCTGTACGTCGAACTCCAACGTCATCGGAAGGTTCACGGCAACGAACGCACCGTCGATTGCCTCGATGCTTAGGAAGTAGTTCCTTCCAAGTTTCCTATTTGGGTTGACGCTACTCACTTAGGTAGGCCTCGTATTCCTGGACCTCCGCGGCACTCAACAGATAGAGGTTAGATGCGCCGGAAACAAAATCTTGTTGGAGGCTTGGTTCCCTGTTTGCCGTCGAAAAACAAGCCATTCCGAATGGTATTTGGTTCTTATATTGACGTAACATGTTCGGAGAATTGCAAATTCTCATGTTCTGTATAGTGAAGTTTTTCGGAGCGTACACTAGGCTTTGAATCAGCCAAAGGTACTGCATCGGCACGAAGTAAAGTGTCAGCGAGATGCTGCTCCCATCCTCGAGGAGTAAATTCTGCGTCTGCAGAGAGTCAGAAGTTATTTGAGCAATTTGGTTCATAGTCTTGGCAGCACTCCGTTAACCGATTGGAATATGGCAGTCGCGAATGGAACCGTCGAAGCCGCTGGAGTGGAGGTCCCCAAGTTCACCTGAGGCGACTGTTGGTTTGCGGCCCTTCCCTGCGGTTGGTTCATCGACTGAGGTGTTGCTAGGATTGTGTTCGCAAACCGTAGTTGCTTAAATGTGATTTCAAAATCGGTGACCATCCTCGTCGTATCGTCTTGTATTGCCCTCAGCGAGTCTATCGCGCAGTCCCTAAATATCGCCCAAGGTGTTTGAACTGTGAATAGCGTTCTCGTCAGAGAGTTTGCAGGATTCCAATACCCGTATAGCTGTTGGAACATTATCTGTTGCTTCGTCTGACCTGGTTGACCAACGTTGGTGATTCCACCAGAGGTGACTACCGCCTCCCCCGCTCCCTGTCCAGTTGGGGAAATGGAGGACCAAGCCGCGACGGCGGCCTGCTCTGTTATCAATGCAGTCTGATAGAGGAGATTGGCTTCATTATATGCATTGAGCGCAGTGACCGAAATCTGTGGCAAAAAGCCTGAGAGGGTCGTGAGCTTGTTGGCGATTGCGTTCAGACTTGCCAGTGCCGCCG